CCGGCCGCGCCGTAGATCAGGATGCTGTTGCCGGTGATGAGGCCGACCTTGAGCGCGACACTGACCAGCTCACCCGACCGGACCTTCTGGAGCATTGCCACCTCCTGGGCGGCCGACAGCTGCAGCTCCATCGAGCCGGTGATCTCGCGATCGGAGATATCCGCTTCTTCGATGCTGAGATTGCTGTTGAATTCGACCTTGTTGCCCAGGTTGATGTCGAGGCCGGTACTTGGGTAGACGTCACCACCCGTAATCGCACCTGCCGCATAAGTGCCGCCCAAGGTCATATCGACCACGTTTTCCTTGATCATGGCGACCGGCGTCTTCCAGGCGCTCAAGGTCTGCGGGACGTTGGGCGTAGCGCTGATCTCGCCGGCGACACCGGTGAATTCGTACTTCAGCGAAGGCGTGCCGCCGCTCTTGGCCGACAAGGACATGTTGCCCATCGCGCCCAGCGCTTTGTGCAAGACACCGTCGTCGTAGTAGTAGATCGTGACGTCCTTGAGCCCAGTCGAGATCGGCGTGTATTCGACACGATCGGGAACGGTCAGGACGCCTTCGGCCATTGCGCAGCCCAAGGCCAGCTTGCCCCAGGCCGGCGGCGTGGCCGCGGCGCCGGATCCGGCCAGTGCAACCGTGATGTCGATCTTGACGCTGGCCGCGCCCATCAGGTCAGCGCTCGCGCCGAAGAAGCCCTTCATGGCCGGGTTGGCGATCTTTTCGATTTCCAGCGGCGTGATGGACATTTCCTGAATCAGAACCGCGTTTGCAGCGCCAGTCGGCGCAGCGTCCGCACCGGCAACTGTGGCCGGCTTGACGAGGATGACGGTATTTCTGATCTTGCGGGTATTTGCGCCCATACTTATTCCTTCGGTGGTTCTGCTTGTTGATCAGCGGGCTCGTTCGAAACCCACTCCCACTTCGCGCGATCGAATGCCCAGCTGCCGCCGCTGGGCGGTGTCGGGATCTCGCGCTGATCGGTGGCAGGATCTGCCACCGAATCACTTGGTGTTTTTTTCATGCTGGCTCCAGGGTTGATTGTTCTGTCACGTGTTCGACCGGATAACTCATGCGGATCCACCCGGTGCGCTCGCCTTCAGCCGAGTACTCCGCCTCGACCATTGGCTCGCCGACGTAATCCACCAGGCCGCCAAGCGTCCTGTCTGCGGCGATTCGGCTATAGACCGCCGTGAGCAGCGGATCGACGGCCTCGTCGTTGTTTTCCGCGTTGGCCACGCGAGCGAAACACTCAATGCTGAACTTCGATGTCCAGTTGATTGGCGCACCATTGATGACGCCAGCCTGCGGCACCCCACCGTCAAATTGCACGTTGATCGCCCGGGTAACGCCCTGCACGATCACGCGGCTGCGAGCCCGGTAGACGACGTCAGCAATTGGCGGTTCCGCCTGCAGCAGCCGCATCAAGGCGCCGGTAATGTCCGAAAAGGCACTGGTGCGCATTAGGCTTTCTCCAGGACCAGCACGGTCAGGCCGGTGCCATCAGGCTCCTGCGTGGCCACGACGAACCGCTCGCCAGACTTGGCGATCACCAGCAGCATGCCCTCGGGCGCTGCCGGCGCCATGGCGGCAGGCAGGAGGTAGACGGGGCGGCTCGACGCCATCCCGATCCCGTCGTTCGTGCTTGCGTATGCAGCGTCGAAGATGCCCGTGACGGGCTGGCCGTCGAGGGTGTCGCCCGCGCCGGCAAACTCGCCAGGCACGAAGAACGGGGTCAGGTCGTCGCCGATCATGGCTTACTGGCCTTCGCCGCCATCTGCGCCCGGCGCCGGCTTGTCGCCGCTGGCTTTTTCGGTCCCGACTGCTTCCGCGGCGCCGGCGTCGACCAGCGCCTGGCCGGCCTTGGTCGACAGGGTGAGCGTGGTGCCCAGCTCGACATCTTTGCCATCATGCTTCACCGGTCCAATAGTTTTGACCTTCATGGGAAGACTCCTCTTGATTGTTGGCCCAGCCGCTATTACGCGACCGCGTTCTGGATCAGGTAGCCGGCCGAGGAGCCTGCCACCACCGGCGCAACCTCGTCGGTCACCGGGAAGACCCAACTCTTGGCGTTGCGCTCGTAGTACGGCACCTCGACGATCGGGTAGCCGCCCAGCTGATAGGTATAGCCGTACGACGGTTTGCCCTGCTCGGCAACCGTGCCGACTTCCACGTAGGCCAGGACGACGTCCTTGCCCCACACATCGTTGAAGGCGCCGTCGTCGGTGGCGAAAACGGCTTCGCCGACCTTCACCGTCAGGCCGAACAGGGACGACAGCAGCTCCACCGTCGCGACGTCGCGGCCGGTGTACTTGATGCGCTCTAGGATCTTGGGGTGCGTCTTCAGTGCCGTGAACACGGTGGCGCCGATGACAGCGACGTTCGGGCGCTTGCCGATCTTTGCGCGGACGGCATCCTTGCCGGCCTCGACCGCCGCGATCGGATCGCTGTTCGGGTCGCTCCACTGCGAGCTGCCCGACAGGGTCACCTTGTTGGCAGCACCGTAGTTGTTCGGGTTGCGCGCGGTATCGGCCTGCGCCTTTTCCAAGCGCAGGGCGATGATGTTCTGGGTGCCGTTGACGGTGATCATGCTCATGTCGATGCCGGGCACCGCGTTGGCTTCCTGCAGCGTCTCGATCGGCAGCAGGCCTTCCAGGCTGTGGCTTTCCAGCGCATACGGATCGCCCTGGTAGCCGAAGGTCACGCGTTTGGTGTTCTGGCCCGGGGAACGGCCAGTCGCGTACAGCATGAAGTCTTCTTTGCCGAAGGTCAGGATCTTGCCGCCGCGCTGGGGGACAGGGACCTTGGGAAACAGCACGGCGCCGACGAATTCATTGTTCGTGTAACCCTGCGCGGCCGAGGTCAGGACCGGGTCCACCACGCGCGCCTGGGCATTGTTCATCTGGGACATAACGATTCCTTATTGATGAGATTGTTGAGGCTGGATCAGTTCGGGATCGGCATGATCTCGATCTGCTGGCCAGCGGCGGTGGCAGCGCCCAGCGCGCGCCCGACTGCGACGCCGGTGTTCTTGGGGATGACGCGGCCTTGCGCGTCGAGCTCGAGGAGCGCGTCGACGGCGACAGCGGCGCCGGCCTCGGCAACCACGGTGCCCAGCGCGCCGACCGACACGCGCTGGCCGACTACAGCATCAGTGTCGGTGAAGCCGAGGCAACGGCCACCGGCGGCCGGGATAGCGCCGGTACCGGTGACGGCGCGGTTGCGAGTCAGGGCAGCAGCGGCCACCACCGACAAGGTAAGAATTTTGTATGCGGCTGCTGCCATGACAATTCCTTCAGGTTGAGTTAAACGGGTCGCTAATTAATTGCCGCCGACGGCTTTATAGGCGGCGATGTACGAGGTCCCCGGGTGAGCCGCCATGTGCGCCCTCGCTTCCGTGTCCAGCTGCTCGCGCGACTTCTCGGTCGCCGCGACCGTGGTGGTGGTAGCGACCGGCGTGGTAACCACCGGTTTCGGTGCATCCGCCGCGCTGGCCGTAGCGTGGGCAGCGCGGGCGCTCTTCTCGGCAGCCAGGACAGCCAGGGCGGCATCGCCGGCGCTCGACTTGCCGTCGAACTTCAGGCTGTTGATCAGGGCTTCGTGGCCGGGAATGGTCTGGGCTTCGATCGACTGGATGCGATCGCGCTCGGCCTTGGCACCGTCAGCGCGCAGCTCGGCGGCCAGCGTCGGGTGCTGGGCTTGCAGTTCGTCTTTCGTCATGAAACTTCCTTGTGTGGTTGTAGGTGTGATTCGCGCTTGGCCAGCGCGAGGGGCGATCGAGGAGCGGCCGGACATCCCGCGCTCCTGGTTCAGCTGCTCGATCAGCGCGTCGAGGGTGATGATTCCGTCGACCAGGCCGGCATCGATGGCCTGCTGGCCGATGAACACACGGCCGTCTGCCATATCGCTCAGAACGACATCAGTGCTGACGCCACGGTTCTTGGCCACGGCGCCGACAAACAGCGAATACATGTAGTCGAGCTGGTCCTGGATCGACTGGCGACCTTCTTCCGACAGCGCTGCATACTGGCTGGCAATGCGCTTGTACTTGCCGGCAGTGATTTCGGTGGTCTTGATGCCGCGCGCAGCCTCCTGCGCACTTACGTCCACGTGCGCGGTGACGACGCCGATCGAACCCACGCTGGTAGTCGTGTCGGCCACGTAGACCTTGGATGCGGCGCTGCCAAACCAGTACGCTGCGCTGGCGATCGTGCCGCTGGCCAGGGTAACTATCGGCTTGTCGGTGCGGGCGTCGAAGACGGAATCGGAAAGGATCTGCGTGCCGTCGACCGTGCCACCCGGGCTGTCGATCGACAGGATGATGCTGTGCACCGCCGGGTCGGCGGCAGCGTCCAGCACGCTGCGCCGCGCCATCTGGCTGCTCGCACCGCCGGAGATCTGGCTGAACATGTTCATCTTCTTGGCGATGACGCCTTCGATCGGCAGCACCGCGACGCCGTCGACGACCTCATAACCGCGCTGCTCGTTCGCCAGAGGGCGGCCAAGACGCTTTTCGACGGCTTCGATGTCGATGGCTTCACCGCGCACGTGGGCCTGATAGATCGCGTGCAGCTCGATGAGCTTGCTCGGTTCGATCGCCCAGGGCGCGGTAAGAATGTCGGAGATTTTCATGCTCGGCATCAATGTGTTGATGCCGAAACTTTACTGATGAGTTCGTCTCAAAAACAGGGCAAATTGAGACAAGTTCTGTGGTTATTCGTCCTCATCGTCCGGCTGCGGCGCAGGCTTGGCCGCGGGCGCGGCTGCCGCCGGGCTTCCAGGTGGCGGCGTGTAGATGCCATCGCGCTTTTCCGCCTCGACCTCCTTGACCCGCTGGGCGTGTTTCGCGCGCCACGGCACACCGTCGTACGCGATGCTCTCCGCTTCCTTGGTACTGATGCCGAGGCCAATACGCTTCTCCGCGGCGTTGACCTCTTTCAGCGGATCGATGCTGCCCGGGCCATCGCCAGTCCAGACCGCCGCGCACCAGGCCGCACGCACTAGGTCGCTGGAGAAGAACCCCGGCGCGTGAATCCGCCCCTCCGCTACCTCGTCGGCGAGCCAGAGTTCGAACACAGGTTGGCACAGGTAAGTGGCCAGCATGTCGCGCCGGCTGCGGAACGCCTTCCAGGCCATCAGCAGCGCCGCACGTGCCGCACTGTAGCTGCTCTGGAAGTGCATCGTCAGAACTTCGACTGGCATCTCCAGGGCCATGCCAATTTGACGCACCATCGCTCCCCAGAACGGATCGAACGCAGGATTGGGACGGCCTGGCGACGGGGATTCCACACTCTCGCCCGGCAAGAGATTGATGGCTTGGCCGGACTCCATCTCGCCGGTCCAGGCGAGGCCCTTGTTGATAATCTCTTCCTTCGACTTGTCGTCGAACATGTCCTCGAAGGCATCGGGGTCCATCTTGACGAACACGCTGAACATGCTGCTGACCACCGCGGCGTTGAGCTCCGCATCCGTCCACCGGCTCAGCTGCTTCAGGGGTTCGAGAATCGGGGCGATCATCGGCACGCCCCTCACCTGGCCGGGCCGCAGCTGCTTGAACATGTGGAGCACGTTGCGCCGGCCCGTCTGAGTGCCGCGCATGGCGACGCGCGTCCAGGTGTTGCCGGTGTTGTTGGCCGGGTCGCCCGGGTGCTTGCGGGCGATGTGACAGGCGATGGTCTCGCCAGTGTCCGGATCGATTTCCATGCCGTCGACCACGGTGTCAGTGTCGGTAGCCCGGTTCGGATTGCACACGCGGTCCGCTTCGATAAGCTGCAGGGCCAGGCGCGCAGAACCGCCATTGCGGGCCACGCGAGGCGTAACAACGAAGATGTCGCCGCTCTCCAGCTGCGAGCGGACAGACAGATCCTGTACGCCGTAGAAATTGAGCTTTCGGGCAAGGTCGCAGTCCAGCGATTCCGCCCATGTATCGAAACGGCGCTTGGTGTCCTCGGACCAGGCATCCGCCTCCTCCGCCGTCATACCCAGGAAGCCGGGGTCGATGGCTGGCGTATAGGCCAGGCCCGTGCCCACCACATGGCTGACGGTCGTATTCAGCGCGCCCAGTGCCACGGGCGCGTTGCGCATCTGGTCGCGGCTACGCGCACGCAGCACCGGCAGGTCACGGATCGTATCGGCGTTCGCGGATCCGGCGGTAGGCATCCAGCGGCTCGTGGTGGAAGTGTCGATCCGGGCGCCGGTATAGCCGCCACCGAGGGCCAGCTGTGCGCGCGCAGCCTGACGACTGGCCGCCAAGCGCGGCGCGAAGTAGGTAATCACCTTATCCACCAGGTTCTGCTGGTTGAAAATGTTGGGCATGCCAGTCAAGTCAGCCTCCCACAACGATCGTGCGTGCGCGAGTGCTGCCGCGGGCGCGTCGGTCAAGTTTTTTCACGCGATCGTCCCAGGTGGTGATGCCGGCCTGGATTTCGGAAAGGTTCGCGCGGGTGAGTTTGCGGCCTGCGATCTCGTAGGACTGGCTGGCCAGGACGGCGGTTTCGGCCGCCAGGTAGATGGCGAGCTGCGCCTGTGCTTGTTCAAGGGTGATTCCGGACATGCTTTTCTCCTGGAGAAAAGCGCAGTGTAGGGAACTCAGCAGTTGAAAAACAGGGCAAATTGAGACGATGCTACCCGTTGTTGCCAGTGGTCCCGCGCTTCATCATCCGGTACAGCGTTGCCCGGCTGATGCCATGCTTGCCCATGATTTCCTTCTCCGTCATGTTCGTTACGCCGTCGGCGATGACGAGCTCCCGTTCCTGGCGCGTCGGGTGTTTCTTCCGCTTCGGGATGCGGACGCGCAGGCCGCCGTACTGGGCGCGGATCTGCATCTCGATCTCGTGCGCCGCTGCAGCGCTGAGTCCGCTGTTCTGGCAGGCCAGGATGATCACCTGGACGATATCCGGATCGTCGTCGGTGTTCATGCGCCCCTCCTTGTCCCTGCGATCGATATCTTCCCGCGCACAACCGACGGCGGGCGCGCCTCGGCTGCCGGTTCGTGGATGACGGGCGCGGCCGGCGCCGGCATGCCGAACAGATCGGCGATCGCCGGCTGCACCTGTTCCTCGAGCTGCTCCCAGTAGCGCCCCGTCTTCTTCATCAGGTCGAGGTGCGTCTCCAGCCACACGGCGTACACCGTGCAATCCCAAGCCTCGACGCGCTTGCGCAGCGCGGCCCAGCGGGATTCCTTGCCGCCGGCGACAGCGCGCTCGACCCGCGCCTCGCCCGCCATCTGGGCGAAGTACTCGTCGGTGGCGTCCTTGGAAAAGTGCATGTAGCCCGGGCCTGGGCGAGTGGTCTGCAGGCGGCCGTAGATCAGGTCTTTCGCCAGATTGGTACCGACGTGCCAGAGGAGCAGGCCGCGGCGCCGCTTCTTGCCGCGCCAGTCGATATCAACCTTGGCGACACTGTGCTTGATGTGCTTCTCGCGGCCGGGCGTGCCCCTTACCGCAAAGATGCGGTGTCCCATCGCTGCATAGGTGTAGACGAAGTTATAGACGGCCTGGGTGAAGTGACCGCCCGTGTCAATCGCCGATGCGTAGATGCGCAGCTTCTGCCCGCTGTCGTGCAGGAAGTCGCATTCGAAGAGGTATTCGGCAACGTCTAGCCACAGCTGGTCCTCGCCCGGGTTGCCGTAGAAAATCCGGTGGTCGATGTGCCACGTCTCGCAGCCGCGGCCGTAGCCACGGACGGTGACCTCGACCCGGTTGTCCTGGGTATCGCAGCCAGCCAGCAGCTGCACGCATCCTTTCGGCACCGTGGCCAGCTTGTACGGTTCGGCGCGCTCCTTCAGTTGGTCGACGTCGGTCTTCTCCTGGTCGACCGCCCACACCTCGCCCAGCGTGGTGTTGGTGAAGGTCTTCATCAGCGTGATGTCGCCGGACTGGGCCTTCTCGTAGGCGTCGAGGAACTCTTCGACGAGGGTCTGCCACGACACCAGCGGGCTGTAGGCCGTCCAGACATGAAAGGCGATGTGCGGCAGCGGAGCGATCACCTCGCCGGCGCCGTTGCGGAACACGCCGGCACCGTCGATGGTGATGCTGCCGTCGGCATTCTGCCACCGACCCTGCTCTGCCACCGCCAAGTACTGGCCCTGGTCAATCAGGCACTGGCAGTGCGGGCAGACGTGCCGGACGCTGCTTGGGTCACCGCCGACCCACTTCATCCCCGTGCTGTCGTCCTTCTTGCCCCATACGAGCGAGTGGAAGCCGCCGCACTCGGGACAAGGGATCATGTACTTGAAGCGTTCATCTGCCGCGTTGTAGCGGTCATCGATCAGGGAGAAACCCTGCAGCTTCGGCGTGGATCCGGTAATGATCTTCGGAAAGGTCGCACCTTCGACCCGCTTGCCGGCCAGCTTGTCCGGAGAACCTTCCTTCTCGATGTCCCGGTCGAATGCATCCAGCTCGTCCAAGTAGGCCACGTCGACAGAGATCCGGCGGTAGGCGCGGGCTGCGGTGCCCCCACGGGTATGCAGCAGACACCCGAGGAACTTCTTCTGTGAGAGCGTGTTGTCCTTGTGCCGGGAGATGTGCGCCGGCATGGCCTTGCTCATCACCTTCACGTCGCGCAGCATGGTGTCGAGTTCGGTTTTCACGAACTCATCGCTGTCGCCGTCGGTGGGCTGCCACAGCGCCTGGTTGCGGCGCTTGTGCTCGGCGAAATAGCCGATCGAGGCCAGCATGATTTTCGTGTTGCCGACCCGGGCCGACTTCTTCCAGTCGATGGCGCGGATGTCGTCGTTGCTGATGCACGCCAGGATCGCGCGTTGGAACGGCCATGGGATCCAGCCTTGTTCGACGTACGAGGATTCCTTCGACAGGTAGAAGTGCTTGCGCGACCACTCCTCAAGGGACATCGGCGCCGGCACGCCGAAGGTGGCCAGGCCGCGGCTTACCGTCTTTCCCAGCTCGGGAGAATCCCAGCTGACGACCTCGTACATGTTGCTCATACGTCGATCACCTCGGCATCTGGTTCGTCATCCCCTCCCCCCTCGTCTTCGCGAAGATCGGCTAGCGACATGCTGGCGACGATGTTGCGCACGCGGGCGATCTCGGTCGCGATGTTCTTGATCTCGTCCGACGACAGCGATGGAACGCGACGCTTTACGGCGCCTGGGATCGCGTCCAGCGTGCCGGCGATCTTGGAGCCAGCCTTTGACAGCACCTCCTCGAGCAGCGCGACCGGGGCCAGCTCGCCGCGCGTCACCGCATTCTGCATGGCGATGCGCTCCCGCTGTTCCTTGGCCAGGCCAGCGCGCTCGGTGGCCAGGTCGAGGTCTCCGCCAGCCGCTCGGCCAGCCGCCTGCTCACGAAGGTGCGAGCAGTAGGTCTGCAGCAGCTGCAGGCCGGGCACGCTGGTGTCCAAAATCCCACGCCCGACCAGGTTGCCGATGGCCTGCTGGCTCACTCCGACCAGGGCGCCGAAAGCAGCCTGCGTCATAGGTCTGGTCAAATCAAAATCCAACAAAACAACCCCCTTAGCAGTGGTCGATAACTAGAGAAACGACGGGGTCCGAATTACCCTTGCTGAACCACCCTCCCGGAAGAACCTAACCGGGGGGGTGGGGTAGGTTTCAGGCAAGCACCGCCATGCCCAAGGCCTGAGCAATGTGATGCTCCAACGACGCTCCGCGTGACTTCTCCCAGCCCGGCAGTAGCGCAATGCCATCGCAGTCAATCAACGCAGCGATGTCAGCCCGCATGCATTTGCTCCAGTGGGCCGCGTACTGTTCGGTGTTCATGCTGGCACAGGCCACCACCTCATCAGCTCCGCCATTGATCTCGGCAGGGTTGATCACCTCATGACCAAGCCCTCGCAGGCGGGCCGCTTCGGCATGGAACGCTGGGAAATTCAGTTCAGGAAGACCGCTCATCGGGCCGGCCACATAGATCTTCATTTTCATTGATGCGTACTCTTTATCGTTATTGGCGCCGCCCTCATCGCCGGGCGGCCTGGCGTCATTGCTACCGCAGCCTGGCCGTCGCCACTGCCTTGGCGAACTCGGTCTCGAAGTGGCGCGGGAACTGCGCGTTTACCGTGGCCTCGCCGACTTCGAAGAAGCGCAGGCGCGGCCGATACTGGACCGCCGAGACGAAGATGAAGACCGGCTTCACGGCCGCGCCATGGGCGAACTTGCGCTTGAGGTAGATGCCCGGCTCGAGGCCGCGGCGTTTCTTCGGCAGTGCGAAGTAGGTGACGCCCTGGCGCGCGATCGTGCGGTTCGACCTGGCGCTGCCGGTGGCGCGCGACTCGAAGCCTGCACCGCGCTGCAGCTTCAGTTGCGACAGGATTTGGACGATCTGGCTGCGCTTGACGTTGCCGTTGGCATCCAGCTGGGCGCCCGCAGCAGGCACTGCGTACCAGCCCGACTGCATCAGGCCTGCACGCTGCAGCATGCGCTCCATGCCCTTCTGGCCGCGGCTGCCACCGTAGATCTGCGGCAGCAGAAAGCGATCGGCCGGCGTGCCCTTGCCGAACGGCTGGTCCTTGACCCAGATGCGCGCCTCAAGGTTGTCCTTCTTGGCCGGCTTGACCAGCGTGCCGTTCAGGGCGTACCTGGTCGGGCGGTCTAACACCTTGGACATTTCAGCCTTGATGGCGGTCTGCCCGTCCTGCGCCGATCGGGTCAGCGAAACAGCAGCGACGAACGGCGCTTGGCGGCCGAGTTGCTGCAGGCGCAATGCCACGTCGGGGAAGTTGTTCTGAAT